ATCCGAACAGGCAACGGAATTACCACCTTTGATTCTTAAAGATGGCACTAGATTCCATATATCAGAAAATCATTTTAAGGAATTTTCAGATGCATATCCGAATGTGGATGTTAAAGACCAAATTTTTAAAATGAGTCAATGGTTAAAAACTAATCCAACCAAACGAAAGACAAAAAATGGAATTATGAGATTCATCAACTCCTGGATAGCAAGATCCGAAAGAGAAGATTCAAAGTCAGTACAAACATCTACAAAAATATCAATGCCTGATTATATCAGAAAGCAGGAAGATGGAACATTGCCGGAAGGAACACCAGCTTCTAAAGAGTTAGTAGAAAGATTGCAGAAACTGCAACAGGAAGGAATGTAAGATGTCGGATATTAAACAAATAGCATTGCACAAGATGAACGAAGAAATGAATAAACCACATATCTTCGCAGTTGATGCAATTCATAACTGGTTATGCGTTCAAGAAGATGATGAATTATTTGAAGGAATTTGCAAAGAAGGAAAGACAATTGCAAATGCATATACATATTGCGTAAACAGAGCTTCTGATCAACGTGATGGTGATTGTGCAGTAGTTGCGGATAGCGTTGTCTTTGGCTGGGCAGTAGAGTACTTTAAATCTGATTTAAAGAACGTTAAAGCAAAGGCTACAGCAAACGTTACAGTTCAGAATGTAATAAAGGACAAAGAAAAGAAAGAAGAGCCTAAAACCACCACTAGAGCAAGCCAGAAGGAAAAAGCAAAGGAGAAGTCTGACTTCGAAAGAATCAGCTTATTCGAGATATGAGAGATGCTGAATTTTATGTGAATAAAAGACTACAACCTCCTAAATCATTCTTTGATTGGTGCTACTCACAAATTCCAACAATTATTTTTTCAAATAAAGACAAAGTAATTTCATCAAATCGAAAAGGCTGTAAAGTCATAAAAAAAAGATTGAATAAGAATACACGAATAGATTTCAATGATTGCTATAAATGTTTTGCGATAACTCTATGTACGCCAAAACGTATTGAGATACAATCCTATGGATTTTATTCGAGATACAATCGTGGGATTCAAAATATTGATTGTGAGCTTGTAAACTTTGAACTGTTTGAAAATGATGAACATATTCAATGCAGCCAAAACTATTTTGTGACTGGTAGATATCAATTTGGACTGTGTAGACAGTATTCGATGGGCGGTGCATATACAGGAGTTGTTATGTATGAGAATGATATTGATAATCAACTGAAACAAAAATCTGAACTTAAGTATATTGAGTGGAATATACCTTTAAATATATGGGATATTAGAAGATTTTATAAATATAGACGTGAAATTGAATTCTTGCAAAAGATTAAGGCACGCCAAATTGTTTATGAGCTGATGTATTCGCCAACACAATGCGATATGAGAATCATGAATGAAAAGTGGCTCAGAAAGCATAAGCATGAAATTAAGAATTCTGATTTTGGATTTGAAAAGATAATACTAGATGAAAAAATCAGAGGTAGAAATGGAAAGCCTGTTCCTGGAGCAGAAAAATATATATCGCATGTTAATTTTGACAAGATACCAAGCTGTATTGGCATTATTCACTTTCAGAATTGGGCTATTAAAAATCAGATAGATTTCAGATACTACATCGACTATCTGAAACTAATGGAACAATGCAATGTTCCAATTAATGAAACTAACGCATGTCCTAGAAATCTTAGACAAGCACATGATCATCTTGTTGAACTCAACAATGCTCTAGAACGAGAACGGAAAGAACAAGCTAAGCGAAACCGTGATAGAGAATTAAAAAATAAATTTGATGAACTTATTAAAGCAAGACAATACATGGAAATGGAGATTAATGGTCTTAAGTTTGTCTTACCTAAAAAAGCAAGCGACATAGTCAATGAAGGCTCTGCGTTGCGTCACTGTGTGAGCACGTATGTTGATAGACATGCTTCTGGAACAACAACAATAGTATTTATCAGAGATTCAGAAGAGCCAAATAAACCTTTATACACAATGGAATTTTGTAAAAAAGAAATCGTACAGATAAGAGCTAAATACAATCAGAATCCACCAAAAGAAGTTCTGAATGCAGCTGAAATCTGGAGAAAGAAAGTATTAAACGGAAGGAGAATAGTAGCAAATGGCTAATCTAGCAGAAGAAATTAATAATCTACAAAAAGCATTTAGCAATTTATATAAATCATTAACTGGTGACTATGGTGCAGATGAAGAAGAAATCAGAATCGTTAAAAAAGGACGACGCATCACAGCTGCATACTTAGCGGATGGAGAGTGCGTAAGACACGGGAATGCAAAGTGTTCGAAAGAAGATAAATTCAATTTTGAGTATGGTTCTAAGTTGGCATTTAAGAGAATGTGGGGTGATCCAGATGCATGAAAACTCAATTAAAAAATGTATATACAAAAAATCGGTATGTACATTCCATGGATTTTTTCAAAGAAGTATGGTGATTGGGCCATCGATAATGGTAGGTGGGCATAGCGGTGGTGCAATTGCTTATCCAGTTGCAATTATCGAAGATGAAAAAGGCAATGTGATGGAAGTTGAAGCTACATCTATTCAGTTTAAGGAGGACAAATGGTGGAAAACATTAATTTAGTAATTGGAATAATCGCACTAATAGTATTCGTTGTATTCTGCTGCTGCGTAGGATTATTCATCTGTGCATGCATAATAGCAACTTTTATAAGAGCGTGGTTCATGCTAGAAGATTTTGTCGATGATGTTTTCGGGTGGTGAAGATAATGAATGATAAAATAAAAGATTTTCTGATAAAAATTATGTCAGCATTTCCACATAGCTTCATTAAATATTACGTTAATGGTGGATTTGAAATAACTCTTGATCAACAAAATGTGCTTTGGTTTTCTTTAGGGGAAATAGAGAGTGATGTTGAGTTAAAACGAAGATTTATATCAGCTGTAAGCAGGTGTTATAAAACAGAACCGTACAGAACTTCTAAACGTAATATCGAATGGCAACAAAAACATATATCCGCTTTTAATAAAACATTAGGAACTAAATTTAACATTGACGAAATTGCATATATTTACACATATCTTGGAAATGGCTGCAACAAACCAATTGCAATTAAATTTATCGAAAGTGGATATGATCTAAATGTTCTTAAACAGTTGATTGCTGAAAGGAATAAAAATAATGATTGAAATTAAGTATAAAATTTTAGATTCAAGTTCATGCGTAATTGCGAAAGGATTGGAGTTAGACGATGCTTTGGCCATGCTGTATGGATTATGCCATAAGTATGAAGGTGAAACAAAGGAATGCGGATGGATAATCAAATCATATGAAGAAGTGGTGGATGGAGAATGATGAAATCACAAGAGGAAGATAGATTGTATGAAAGACTGATTGGTTTAGGCGATATGATGGGCGATGGTCTACATTATGAACCTGGTGGAAAATGGATAGAAAAAGAATATGAACAAATTTTAATTGAATTGGGGATTGCTAAGCCTAAGAAGAGAAAAAGCAATGTTCAAAAAATAAATGAGTATATGGCCAATAGATTGAAAGTAGCTAAATGTTTATGTGGTTCAGAACTAAAACAAAGTAGAAGTGGTTCTTTTGTTGGCGTGTGTGACAAATGTGGAAAAAAATTTATTTTGGGAAAACTACGCAAGAATAGGAGCCATAAATGAGACAGCTAAGACGACTACAGAGAACTAAGGGATATCTTCGGAAGACCGCTGATAAACACGGTAGAGAAATTGTTAAACCGTTTATCAAGAGCGATTTTGACGAAATGGTCCGATGTTGCTTAAACCATAGGGATAAACACGATCCAAATAGTTGGAAGTTCCGCGTATGGTATCGAAATTATATTCTTCTGATTCTTGGAGTAAACACAGGAAACAGAATTGAAACTCTTATTGAGTTAACACCACGAGATATAGCTGGTGGTCAATATACTTGTAAGGAAATGAAAACAGGAAAGGTCCAGCAGTTCAATATGAATCCTGACGTGTATGCCGCTGTTAGAGAGTATATAGAGCGCTACAACATTCAGATGAATGAATATATATTTGAATCTCGGCAAGGCTTAAAGGGATATCCTATAACGCGCCAGCAAGCATGGAGAGTAATTAAACAATTGGCCAAAGAAGCAGGCATTGAATATCCTGTGGCTTGTCACAGTTTGCGTAAGTCATATGGTCGCTGGTATTGGGACAGTACGCACGACTTATTGACCACACAAAAACTGCTTATGCATGAGAGTGCAGCTGAAACAATGCTGTACATTATGTTAGAGCCATCCGACATACAGAATGTTAGAGAGTCTATCAATCATACAGAAAAATGGGGATAGAAAACAAACATTCTTGCATGTATTAAAAATAATACAAAAATAAGTGTGAGTGTAACATTCGATTTATGTTACACTCAAAAACATACAAAAACAAGATAAACCAGTATTAATAAGCGTTATTAAGAAAATTAAGTATTTCAATGAGAGTAACATAGTCCTGATTCTGTTACACTCACAGACTAATAGAAAAAGGAGAGAAAAATGTATTCAATTCAGAATCAAACCAGAGACACAATTTATTACAATCCAAATGTTAAGAAGCTGTATATTGTTGATAAGAGAATAGACAATAAGCTTCAATATGAAGTGCGTGCAACAATAGACAGTGAGGATCGTCTGTTGGGGAGATATTCAGACAAAGAGGTAGCACAAGAAGTTATGAACGATCTAATCAGTGATAGCTATTGGAATGATGCAGCTGTGTTCTGTATGCCGGAGGATAAAAGATGATGATTGCTATTCTATCCTTCACATGCGGAGTATTCTTCGGAGTGTTTATTATGGTAGCGACAAGAATCGCAGGTGTAGATGACAATGACTAAGAAAGAAGAAATTGAACTGGCCATTCTATATAGAAAAAGAGATGACTTAGAAAAAAAAATAGCAAGGGTAAAGGAAGCGCATAAAAGAAATGAATATGCAGAAGTCAATACATATCAACTCTTTGTTCTGGAAGATCGCTTGCGTTGGGTAGAAAAAAAGATAGCTAGAAGGGAAAGACATGATTACAATTGAAGAACTAAAAAACTATCGCTACCTGCAAATGCAAGCACAAGCAATCCAGGAACAAATTAGACAAATGTACTTTCCAATATCATCTCCACCAATTGGGCAGATTGGAACGAAGTCAAACATACCAGGAGATCCAACACGCTCGGCATTCTATAGGATTGAAAAATTAAATCAGGAACTCGAAGAAAAAGTAAATGAAATCGCAGTCCAAATGAAAAGAATTTTAGATTGGGTAGATACAATTGATAATCCGGAAATTCAAATCATTATTCGATGGCACTTCATGAACGGTCTAAGCTGGAAAGAAACAGCAAGAAAGATTTATTCGACATCCGATTCGGATAGTTGCAGAATGAAATTCTATAGATATTTCAATCAAAAAGATAAAAGTGTTCGTTAGTGTTCGCTCACGTTCGTTTCAAATGTGATACTATGCTAGTGTAGAAAAAGAACAGATGCATGGGCAGGTCTGTTCTTTTTTTATAAAACGTGGGTATTAAGTAGCTTTTCATTTGATTTCGACTCCTTTATTCATAACTGCCCTAATTTTGATATGAAAACTAATCCTAGATATGCAAACGGTAATTTAAGACGTAAAAATAGAGCACGACTAAAAGCGATGGGATGCCAATGCGGAATATGCAAAGGTAGACTTGGGCCAATACATTATGACGAACCGTCCAACTATATGTTTCCATTATCGTTTGTAGTTGATGAAATAAAGCCTGTATCGAAGTGGAAACAGTTCGGTTACACCAGCGCAAGAGAAGCGGCAGAGGATTGGAACAATCTACAAGCTGCACATTACGTTTGTAATCAACTAAAAAGTGACAAAATCGGCATAAATACAACGAATTTTGCACAAAAGAAACCAACCATAAAAGATGGTGAGTGGTAGTTTTCCACAATGGGTGGGGGAGTACCCCTCCCGTAAGGCGAGGCGACTCAGGGCCGTGAGCGCCGATTTACACACAGGAAAATTTTGAAAGGGGTAATTAGGTGGCAAAACTAAAAGGAATAACAAAGAAAAAATCGCGGTTAGAAATGCTTAAAGCACTTGCTTTGGTTCTTGCTGATCAGATTGATTCTGGATTACCACCTAAAGATTTAGGACCAATTGCAAAACAGTATCGAGAAACAATCAACGAGATAGAACAGATAGAAGGGATGACTGATAGTGATGATGAAATCAGTGAAATCTTGTCAACGAGAGAAGCTGATGGGAAGTCAGGAGCCGTCCGTTAGAATCGTTCCAGATTACGAATACTCAGATGGTGATGATGCTGTTAAGATTTTAAAGATTGGTAAGCTTCGCCCTGATCCGTGGCAAGAGAATGCAATGCTAGATTGGATGGGGCGTAACGAAGAAGAACTGTGGGCTTCATCCACATGTGGATTGTCTGTGCCTAGACAGAACGGAAAAACACTAAATGTTTCTGGGAGAAGTGGTGCTGGTATGATTCTATTCGGTGAATGGGTAGTCTACACTGCTCATTTACAAAAAACTGCAACTGAGACATTTTTGGAATTACGAGGACTCTTTGAAACTCCGAAATTAAGCAAATATGTACGAGAGATTAGAAATGCTTTAGGTAGAGAACAGATTATTTTAAAAAACGGTGGAAGAATTGTTTTTGTAGCAAGAACAAGAAATGGTGGTCGTGGTCTTCATGGCGACCTTTTAATTTTCGATGAAGCACAGGAACTTACGACAGAACAACAAGCTTCATTTCTTCCTGCACTTGCAGCAAGTAGAAATCCACAAACGATATATATCGGCACTCCACCGGATGAACATTGCGAAGGCACTGTTTTTAGAAAGATTCGAGATAAAGCAATTAGTGGAAAGAGCGACAGCACATCCTGGTCTGAGTTCTCTGAAAAAGAAATAGGAGATGTGAACGATAGAAGCAGATGGTACAGAACGAATCCGGCACTTGGAAGACGAATCTTAGAAAGCACAATTGCTTCTGAATGTGAGCAAATGGATCCAGACACTTTTGCACGTGAACGATTAGGATGGTGGTCTCCTATTTTAGAAAATAAAGAAGAATATGCAATCGATAAAGATGCATGGAATAAATGTATTTCGGATGAAAGTAAGCCGGAAGGTAAAACGGCGTATGGAATTAAATTCTCAATTGATGGAACCGAGGTTTGTTTATGCGGTGCTGTGATTCCGGAAAGTGGTCCTGCAAGAATATCGCAAATTGAAAGAAAATCAACGTCACAAAGCACAAGGTGGCTGAGCGATTGGTTAAATGAACGTTATCACGATGCTTCTTGTGTAGTGATTGATGGACGAAATGGTGTTGATTTATTGGTTGATAGAATCTCTGAAACGTGGAGATTAAAGTCGTCAATAATCAGGCCAAATGCAAAGGATATGATTTCGGCAGCAACTCTATTAATTGATAGTGTTAACGAAAATAGTCTTACGTGGTATCGATACCAAGAAGATTTAAATGATAGCGCCATAAATTCAACCAAGCGTTCTATTGGTGGTGGATATGGCTTTGGTGGTAGTAATTCAATCCCTATTGAGGCATGTGCATTAGCGTTATGGGGAGCAAAAACAAGTAAAAGAGATCCAAAACGCAAAATGCGAATTGGTTAGGAGGGAAAATGAATTTCACGTTAGGAATTGGAAAAATATATGGCCTGCCATCTGTTGAAGAGGTAAAGCTAAGAAAATTAATTAAACTTTGGGATAATCATAAAAGCAGCAATGATAAGAAGAATCGATATTATGGTGGCCATGTAAGATTGTCTGATGTTAATTTGGGAATTGCACTTCCAAATGGTTTAAATAGTCTTGAAATTGGATGTGAATGGGGAGCAAAGACAGTTGATGTATTAGCTGCACGTTCCATGTTTGACGGATTTGTTAGTTCCAATGGAAAAAACAATGACTTATTACAGAAGATAATGAGTGATAATCGTTTGATATCCGAATACATGAAGGCATGTAAAGACCAGCTCAAGTATGGATGTACATTCGCTACATTATCAGCAGATGAGGATATTGGTTGCAAAATTCGCTTTCACTCACCATTGACTGCTTCTGCAATCTGGAATGGAGAAAAGGGAAGAATTGATTGTGGACTTGCTATTATCGATACAAAAATTGATAACAAGGACCAAACGTATAAACCTTCACATGTAAATTTATATACAGATACTGATATTTGGGAGCTTACTAAAATTTCAGACTCTAATGAATGGAAGGCAGAAAAATTCCCACATATAATGGGCAGGCCATTGATGGAGCCACTTGTTTGGAATGCGACAAGTGATAAACCATTTGGTAGATCAAGAATCAAAGAACCAGTCAGACGATTGATTGAAGGATATGTTAGAACGGTTGCAAATGCATCAATTGCATTAGAATTTTCTACTACTCCGCAGAAATATTTACTGGGTATAACAGATGAGCAATATGATGCATTGATAAATGAAAAGTTCAAAACATATGTTGGTTCAATCATTGCTGGAACAACTAATCCTGACACTGGCCAAACTCCTGAATTTGGACAACTTTCACAAGGAACATTAGAACCGCACGTTCAAATGTTACGTATGCTGGCAACACAATTTAGTGCTGCAACTGGATTGACAGTCACTGATACAGGAGTTGTAAATGATGCTAATCCTACATCTAGTGATGCGATTCTTGCACAATCTCAAACTCTTGTTTTACTTGCGGAACAATTAAATACAACTAACAGTGATGCCCTAAAGGTTATTGCTAGAATGGCGCAAGCTATAGTCCGTGGAGTAGAACTAGACAAGCTGACAGATGAAGAAGAAAGTATTGTTCCGCATTTTAAAAATCCAGCAATGCCATCTGTATCTGTTACAGCAGATGCGGCTGTTAAAATTGCAAGTGTTCGTCCAAACTTTAGTCAAACAGATACATTCTTAGAAATGGTTGGCTTTGATCAGGCAGATATCCGCAGAATTAATGCACAGGAGCAGCGCTCTAGAGGCACTCAAGTATTGAGTGAAGAATTCAATGCAGATATCAGCGAATGATTGGCAGAAATACGTTAGTAAGCTGTCTGCAATCAATACAAAAGCTGGAGAATTATTGCAAGCGTACATTGATAAACATGGATTAAATGATATTGAGTCAGTAATAACATATGCACATGCTCTCGTTACGAAATATGGTGAGGCAGGTTCTGAATTAGCATGTCAAATGTATGATGCGCTAGCTGAGGCACAAGGGGCATATGTTAATCCTGCTGAGCCTGCAGCAATTGCAAATCGTCATGAAGTTGCTGGTGCACTTTTGAAAACACAAGGGACGCTGAACATGATTCCGGCAATAGAGAGACTGGTTAAGACGGCAGCTTCTGATACGATGCTAAAAAATGCGAAACGTGATAACGCAGAGTGGGCGTGGGTTTCACATGGTGATACTTGCGCTTTTTGTATGCATTTATCATCTTTGGGGTGGATGCCTGCTAGTAAAGCAATTCTAAGAGGTGAGCATGCTGAACATATTCATGCCAACTGTGATTGTGAGTTTGCAATACGTTTTGATGGCAAAAGTAATGTGGAAGGGTATGATCCACATAAATTTAAATTAATCTATGATAGTGCAGATGGTAAAACCTCTTTAGATAAGTTGAATGCAATTAGAAGACAGATGTATCCCCAAATTAAAGAGGAGAGAAATGCAAAACGAAGGGAATTATATGGAGCTAGAAAGATACTCAATCCACTAGATAATCCGTTCAAGGATCCAAATACAAAACTTGAAATTTCGATACAAAAACAAAGAAAGCATATTCCTGGAACAATTGAATACGAAAACTACAAAAGAGCGTTTGAAAAAATTGGCCGATATGGACCTTCAATTTTATATATAAATGAGGATGCCTGCCAGGAACTTGTGGAGAATTATCATGGGAAAGGATTTGTAAGAACAGATCTATATGGTAAAATAATACCAGAAGAACTTATTGTAAGTAATGATATTGTGATTGGGGAGGCTGTAAATAATATAGATGGTAATACAGCACCAACAACGGTTTTTAAAATACATTACAGCAAAGGTGGAACACACATTTCACCAGATTATCCTAGTAAGAAGGAAAAATGAAAAAAGGGGGTAGATAGTAATGGAACTGCGTGATTTATATGGAAAAGTTGTTGAAGTAAATGTCTGTACTGGCATCAAAATAACAGGAAAAGTTATTGATTTTTACCCGAGTATTTGTACTGATTCTGGGGAAGATGAAATCGATATATTTCCAAATGAAACAAACCATATTATTCTTGTAAAAAAGAGTGAGATTCTATCGGCAAAGATATTGTAGTTAAGATAAGCAAAATTGTATAAAAATATATTTTATAAATAAGCACGGATAACCCGTGCTTTTATTATGGCAACTCGTGCCTTAAACGAGGATGGAGGAAAAATGAACGAAACTGTAGAACAGGGAAACGTCACTGTGGATGAAACACAGGAAAACAATGCTACTGTGAGCACGGAAAACACACAGGAAAAAACAGCACGTACTTTTACTCAACAAGAAGTTGATGACATTGTCTTGAAACGATTGAATAAAGAACGTGCAAAATTTGCGGATTACGAAGATTTAAAAGCTAAAGTAACAGATATTGATGTCTATAAAGAAAAGGCAGAAAAGACTGATGCACTGCAGGCACAGTTAGAGGCTATTACAAAAGCAAATGAAGTCAGAGATATTCGCGAAAAAGTGGCATCTGATACTAAGGTGCCGGCAAACTTATTAACTGGATTAACTGAGGAAGCATGCTTAGAACAAGCACAAGCAATTCTTGCATTTGCAAAGACAAATGGCTATCCGAGAGTTAAAGACTCTGGCGAATTGCAGAATATTCCAGCTGGTTCCACTAAACAACAGTTTGCAAATTGGTTCAACGAAACAATAAATAAATAAAAGGAGAAAAAATTATGGCAGAAGGAATCAACACAACAACAATCAAATTACCATCTTCAGTTTCATCTGATATTATTCAGAAATTGCAAGAAAACTCAGCAGTAATGCGTTTAGCACGTAAGATTGACTTACCAGGCAATGGCGTAACTATTCCTGTTATTACTGGTGATCCAGAAGCTGCATGGGTAGCAGAAACAGATAAGAAGAAAGTATCAAAGCCTGGATTAGGAACAAAGTTAATGAGTGCATATACATTAGCTGTAATTGTACCATTCTCAAATCAATTTAAGCGCAATGCTGAGGCTTTATATGAAGCATTAGTAGACCGTTTACCATTAGCGTTAGCACAGAAGTTTGATTACACAGTTTTTGGCGGTGTTGCTGCGCCTGGTGAAAACTTTGACACATTAGCAACTGCAACAGCACAAGATTTAAAGACAGATGTATATAAGGGCTTAGTTGCTGCAGATGCTGATATTGCTATCCACGGTGGAATTACAAACGGATTTGTAGTATCTCCACAAATGAAGAGTGAATTATTACTCGCTGTAGATGCTAATAAGCGTCCATTATTTGTTAACTCTGCTGCTGATGGTGCTGTACCAATGTTATTAAGCGTTCCAACAGTTTCATCTAAAGGTGCATTTGTAGATGGTACTCCAAAGACATTAGGCTTTGCTGGCGACTGGACACAAGCTGTATATGGAACAGTAGAGGGTGTTCAGATTAGCATCTCTGATCAAGCAACATTGACAGATGGTAGTACAACAATCAATCTATGGCAGCAGAACATGTTTGCTGTACGTGCAGAAATCGAAATTGGTTTCCGTTGCGACAAGTCCGTATTCAATAAGTTGACAAAGAGTGCGTAATGAAAGCATTTATTAATAAAATCACTGGAACATTAATGTATGTTGATGATTCTAGAGTAGATGAATACATTGAGGCGGGTTATGAACCTGCCTCAGATACAAATGAAGATGAAACTGTTTCTGAGGTAGAAAAGAATACGGATACAGACGAAACAGAGGAAGATTCAAAGAAGACTGATAAGAAGTCAGGAAAGAAAGGAGCGTAAGGATGGCATACGCAGAGATAGTTGATGTAGAAAAAGGCTTTCGCACATTTGAAGAAAATGAAAAAGAGAAGGCAACAGCACTGATTGATGAAGCAGGTGTCATTATCGATGCGTATGCTCCTCATGCTTCAAAAGATGTAAAGAAAGTTGTTACATGTCGAATGGTCAGAAGAGCTATTGGGGATGGTCAAGAAACGCAAACGTTTCCGATGGGAGCAACTCAAGGTAGCATTGGAGCTTTGGGATATACTCAATCGTGGACATTGAATAATGGCTCTGTTGGAGAACTTTACCTAGCTAAAACAGAAAAGCAGTTACTAGGTATTGGAAATAAACTTGGTTCTCATAGTCCTTTGGAGAGTTTACTATGATGGTAGGAAAAACAATCATTCTCTATGATGATATAGAAAAAGGGAAGGACGAATTTGGTGAACCTATTGTCGAAAATACACCAATTGAAGTTAGCAATGTTTTGATTGCACCAACATCTACAGAAGATGTTACGACTACAGTTAATCTGACTGGAAGACGCGCTGTATACACACTTGCGATACCTAAGATTGATACTCATGATTGGGAAAACAAGAAGGTGCGCTTTTTCGGAAAAGTTTGGCGAACAATTGGCATACCACAAGAAGGAATCCAATCGTTAATTCCACTATGCTGGAATAAGAAGGTAATGGTCGAGCGCTATGAGTAAGGCTCGCTTTAAGTTAGATAGAAAAGGTGTAGGCGAACTTCTGAAATCAACTGAGATGCAAAAGGTTCTACAAGAGTATGCTGGTCGTGTTCAAGGACAGATGGGTGAAGAATTTGAAACGTATATTGCAGGAACGCGTGCTGTTGTTGGCTCCAAAAGCCAAAAGGGTGATAAACAGGCGATGAAGGAAAATAAACTGCTTAAAGCGTTGGGAGGATCTAGAAGAAAATGATAGAGACAGTAATCTATACATATTTAAGCAAGAAGTTATCTGTTCCTGCATATATGTCAGAACCGAAAACTCCACCTGAAAAATATGTTATTATCGAGCGAACTGATGGTGATGATAGAGAAGTTCGTGAAGCAACAATTGCAATCAAGTCATATGGTGGAACACTATTAGAAGCTTGTAAGGTGAATGAAGAGTTAAAAAATGCAATGAGAGAGATTATTGAACTTAATGAAATTGCCAAATGCAAGTTAAATAGTGATTACAACTTTACAGATACAGAAACAAAAAGATTCCGCTATCAAGCGGTTTTTAATTTGGTTTATTACCAATAGTTAGGAGAATAATAAATGCCAAAAACAAAAAATGTTTCGGTTGCTAAGCCGAAAATCACTGGTGCAATTTACAGAGCACCACTAAAAACAGCATTACCAGCAGATGCAACTACAGCCTTGAATGTAGCATTTAAAGAACTTGGATATGTCGGTGAAGATGGAGTTACCAATAATAACTCTGCTGATTCTGACAACATCAAATCATGGGGTGGTGCAGTCGTTGCAACAACACAGAAAGAAAAGAAGGATACATTCAAGTTTAAGTTAATTGAAGCATTAAATACAGATGTACTTGCTACTGTGTATGGTTCAGGAAATGTTTCAGGAGCGCTAGCTACAGGAATTAAGGTTTCTGCAAATGCAAAAGAACTTGAAAGTGCTGAATATGTAATTGAAATCATCTTACGCAATGGTATTGCAAAGCGTATTGTCATTCCAGAAGGTAAAATCTCAGAGGTTGGAGAAATTACTTATAAAGATGATGAGCTAATTGCATATGAAATTACAGTAACTGCATTACCAGATGATGATGGTAATACTCATTACGAATATATTAAGGAAACTGCTGCTTAAGGAGATTGATTATGGCAAAGACAATTAAGAAAACAATTGCTATTCAAAATGATGAAACTTTTAAAGGCGTAACAAGAACTGGTTTTAACTTTGCGATTCCAAAAGAAAACTTTAATGATGCAGAATTATTAGAAGTTCTAATGCAGGTGGATGATGGAGAAGAACACTACATCCTAAAGGCTGCGAGTATGCTTTTGGGTAAGGAACAAAAAGCATCTTTATATGAGCATTGTCGTAATAAAAATGGTAAGGTTCCAGCAGATAAAGTGATTGCAGAAATCGAAGACATTTTTAAAACGTGTAAAGAAGTAAAAAAATAATTGCCCTTGCCAGGATGATCAAAACAGACCGTGATGCGTGGCTCTGTGATTTAGCAGAAACATATCATATTTTAGATATAACAGGGTTGTCGATTTTAACATTGGCAACCCTTTCTTTTGGTTTAAGGGAGGATTCACGCATCAAGATGTTGCTTTCAGATTCGAATGTACAAGTAGATAAATTAATGATGGCAATGATGATTGATAGATTGTCGTTGCTTTGGTGGGCGAAAACTAAAGATGGTTCAAAAGGTATTAATCCGCCAAATATGCTAGTAGATAAATTAATGGGGACTACAAATGATGAAGTTAATAGATTCTCATCTATCGAAGAATTTAAATCTGAATGGAACAGAATAGCAGGAGGAGAAATTCATGAGTAATTTAGGCTCTGCATTTGTGCAGATTGTACCTTCTGCGGAAGGTATTACAGGTTCAATTGCAAATGTGCTAGGTGCTGAAGCGGATAGTGCTGGTAAGGCTACTGGATCGAGACTAGTCGATACAATTAAAGGGGTTATTGTTGCGGCTGGAATTGGTAAAGCCTTGATGGCATCTATCAATGAAGGCGCTGCTCTTCAACAATCTCTAGGTGGAATTGAAACTCTTTATAAAGGTTCTGCCGATAGGATGAAGCAATATGCAAATGATGCGTTCGTAACTACTGGATTAAGCGCAAATGCATATATGGAAAATGTGACTGGCTTTAGTGCCAGTTTGCTATCGTCATTAAAGGGCGATACAGAAGCAGCTGCTGAAGCTGCTAATACAGCAATGATTGATATGGCTGATAACTCAAATAAAATGGGCACATCGATGGAATCTATCCAGATGGCTTATCAAGGATTTGCGAAACAAAACTACACCATGTTGGATAACCTGAAACTTGGATATGGTGGTACAAAGACTGAGATGGAGCGTCTATTAAAAGATGCTCAGAAAATAACTGGGGTTAAGTATGATATCAACAACCTAGCAGATGTATATTCTGCAATTCACGTTATTCAAAGTGAACTGGACATTACAGGAACTACTGCTAAAGAAGCAAGTACAACATTTACTGGATCATTTGCTGCGATGAAGGCTGCAGCACTTAATGTTATTGGTGGTCTATCGCTAGGGCAGGATATTACACCAGCTTTAGAAGGACTTGCATCAACTGTTGCTACTTTCTTGTTTGGTAATTTTATACCGATGTTAACTAATGTCCTTACTGGATTGCCATCAATGATTGTAACTTTCTTGAAGACGGCAGGACCGATTTTCATTGAGAACGGAGCAAAGTTAGTTACTAATTTAATCGAAGGAATAACGACTGGATATCCTGAGTTTATTGCTGGCTTTGCAGAACTTTTAGAAAATATACCTCCAGTTATAGAATCGAACTTTCCAGCACTTATTGAAAATGGCGTTGCATTAATTTCAAATTTTGCAAATGGAATTATTCAAAAGATTCCTGATTTATTAAATGATTTTAATTACATTTTAATTGATATCTTTGCAATCATTACGGACTACCTACCAGTCATGTTAGAAGGTGGTGCAGATATTCTTCTGAACATCTTACAGGGACTTGTTGATAATCTTCCACAATTAGTGGAAGGATTTAATACATTAATTGACTCAACTGTAATGTTTTTAAAAGATAACTTACCTAAGTTCTTGGAAAAGGGTGTTGAAATCATCTTGAAATTAGCAAATGGTATTTTGAAAAATCTGCCTACTATTTTAGGTGCGATTGGCTCTATTATTGGTCATTTAATAAAAGCAATCGTAGAGAATCTTCCACAATTATTAGCGCTAGGTTTTGAGTTAATAGGGAAGTTAGCAAAAGGTCTTCTTGAAGCACTCCCTAATGTTCTATCTGCGATGGCTTCATTAGTTTCAAGTATATGGGATTCTGTAAGTGGTATTGATCTATGGTCTGCTGGTTCTGCAATTATTAATGGTTTCTTAGGTGGTTTGAAGTCTGCCTTTGAAGGTGTGAAGAACTTTGTTGGCGGAATTGCATCATGGATTGCTAACCATAAAGGACCGCTTAGCTATGATAGAAGATTGTTGATACCTGCAGGTAACGCAATTATGCAAGGACTTAACAGTGGATTGAAAACGTCTTTTAAAGATGTTAAATCAACAGTTAGCGATATGGGTGGAAGTATTTCTGAAATGATGAATAGTTCATTAGGAAATAGTATTCAGTCAGATTTTTTAATGAATGCAAGAGTTAATGGAAATCAATTGGGTGCTATTGCTAGTCAGAATAACATGGGTGCTCAACTTGGTGGTGTAACGATCAATATTAATGGCTATAACAGAGATGAAAAGGAATTGGCAGAACGAATTAAAGATGAACTTCTAAATGAAGAACGTAGAAAGGAGATGGCTTTCAATGGCTGATACATTTTTATTTGGTGGGCGAAAGTCGTCTGCTTTTTCTACCTATGTAGCTGATAGTGATGGGTGGAATTCTGCAGCAAGAAGAATGGATGCGATTAATGTGCCAGGAAGAAATGGTACGTTAACACCAATCAATAGTAATTCGTTCGAGAATATTCAAATCACATATCTATGTTATTTGAAGAACGAAATGCGAACTAAACTAAATGATTTGGTTGGATGGCTTAATAGTTACGCTGGATATCAAAGGCTAGAAGATACATTTCATCCAGAGTATTTTAGATTAGCTAGATATAACGGGTCTTTTGAAGTACTGTCGAAAGATAGACTAACTGCAGCATTCAATGTAGTTTTTGATTGTATGCCACAAAAATTTCTTAAAAGTGGTGAGCAAATTACAACATTAAAGACCTCAGGATCAATTACAAATCCAACCAATTACATCGCTAAACCGATTATCAAAATATATGGTACAGGTGTTGTTAAAATTGGTTCTGCTGCTGTTAAGATTGTTAAGCAAGGCAATGCATTTATTGAATTTGATTGTGACTTATTAAACGCATATGAGGGTTCAGACAATCGAAACAGTAATGTTGAATTGATAGGGGAGCCTGTTCTTTTACCAAATACAACAAATGGAATTATACTTGGTGCTGGGATTACTAAGGTTGAAATCAAACCAAGGTGGTATACAATATGAAACCTATTTTGTATGAGTCTTCAGAAAAACAATTTACAACGAATGGCATTGGCACACTTGCTGATGCCATTTCTTGTACAGTTATTGAAGAAAGAAATGGCTCTTATGAGTTGGAAATGGAATATCCGCTTGGTGGTATCAACTACGATGAAATTAGAAATAATCGAATTATTTTAGCAATGCCAAGTGATGGCCAAAAAGCACAACCTTTTAGAGTTTTTAAAATTACTCGCCCAATTGGTGGAGTTGTAAAAATCTATGCAGTACATCTGAGTTATGACTTGTCAGGAATTCCTGTAGCTCCATTTACCGCAAATGATTGTTCATCTGCTTTGAACGGGCTGAAATCTAACTCGATGATTGCTAATCCATTTGAAGTATGGACAGATATTTCCGGAAGTGGGAAATATAAGCAAAATAGTCCTGCTTCATTCAGAAGCAGATTAGCAGGTACAGATGGTTCTATTCTTGATTCCTTTGGGAAAGGTGCTGAACTTGAATTTGATAGATTAACTGTTAAAGTTCATCAAAACCGCGGAAGAGATAACGGTGTTACGATTCGATATGGAAAAAATTTAACAGATTTAAAGCAACAAGAATCAATTGAGAATGTAAGGACTGGCGTTATCGCGTATTGGTACAAAGAAGAAAACAATACACAAGATGTCATTGTTGGTGAAATTCAATATCTAGAAAATCATGCTGACTATCCAAGGGAAAATATCCACGTTTTAGATTGCTCTGCAGACTTCGAAAAGAAGCCTGATAAGCAGCAACTAAATACACGTGCAAAGCAATATATTAAGGTGAACAATATTGGAGTTCCGAAGGTATCAATTGATGTATCGTTTATCCAGTTATGGCAAACAGAGGAATACAAAAACATAGTCTCACTTGAAAGAGTAAGTCTATGCGATACGGTCCATGTTGTATTTGACAAACTAGGTGTAAATGCGGTTGCAAAAGTGATTAAAACAGAATTTGATGTTTTGAACGAGCGCTATATAAAGATTACGCTCGGCGAAGCAAGAAGTTCATTTGGAGAAGCAATCAGAGAAGCTACCAAATCAACGATTCAACCACTTGTAAAATCAATGGTCAATATCGCAGTTAGCAACGCTACTGCTAACATTAGTGGATTTAGTGGTTATGTAACAAAAGTAACTGATGCAAATGGCAACTGGTCAGAGTTGGTTATCTCTGATAACGCAGACTATCAGCAAGCAAGAAACGTATGGCGTTGGTCTCAAGGTGGGCTTGGCTTTAGCTCTAACGGATATGCAGGACCATATACAACTGCAATAACTGCAGACGGACATATCAATGGAGAAATGATCACTGCAGGTACAATCAATGCCAATACTGTTAATGTTGGCAATAAAGTATTGACTGAAACATTAACAGAATTAGCAGACCGTCATACAGCAGCTGACGGACGTATGCGAGAATTGGCATCACGTATCGAGCAGAACACGGATAATATCGTTCTTAGTGTTACACGCCAAGAATATGAAGGGTATAAAGCTTTCATGCGTGCGATGTTAGACGAAAATGGTCTGCATGTTGGTGGCGAAGGCGAAGAAACACAAACAAGCATTAATGGACGTGGTGTAAAGGTAGTAGACACTAATGGAAAGGTGCTTGCGCAGTTCGACAAGTTGAACAACATTCTTGCATATTTAGCAGTTAGAGAATTTTTGAGCGTTGGTTCTCATCGATTAGAAGCAAAACTGGATGAAATTGAAATCACAGAATTTGCAAATGGGAATATTAAAACCGGACAAGTTGATTGTACGTATATGTACTGGATTGGAGATGTTGATTAATGGTGTTATTAAACGAAAACTGGAAAGTTGTTTCTGAAGCTACACGAACACCTGGTGCCGCAAGGGTAACCTACGAATTACAAGCGCGAATCAATCCCCAATATCACAGTATCGAGTTGAATAGGGATTATGTAGAAATCCAAGTTACTTACACAATGAATTCTGGTTATATCTATTCTGGATCGTGGAATTTTTCTGCGACTGGATGTTCTGATGTTTCGGGTGGTGGAACGCTGAGTGGTAGCGGAACACTGATAAGTGGTGGATTTTGGGCTTATCATGACAATAGTGGTAACTACTCGACAAGTATTAATGCTAATTTAAGTTTTTACTTTTCTTCTGCAAATGCATACTTAGATGGTTCTATTGAACTTCCTAATATTCCTCGAGCGAGTGTTCCTTCTTGGAAGAATGGAAAGAACCGTGTCAAGATGGATGGAGCGGATACGATTACGTTAGTTCTTGATAAAAAAGTTCCTGCATACCGACATTCACTTGTTTGGGTAATTGGAAACAGTGGGTACAGATGGCTTAATACCAATGATATTGATACGGAATACACCTTTAAACCAACTGAAGAAATGCTGAAATATTCGACGGACGGAAAATATATTTATGGATATTTAGGAGTCGGAACATATGCCAGTAGTGATCAAAATGCAAAGATGATTGGTTCAATGAATATCAGTTTTTTCATAGACCTTCCTGAAGAGAAGTACGGTCCTGTAATTAGTTCGGCAGTTGTAAAGGAAACTGGAAACACAAAGATTCATGAAGATAAAGTATTTAGGTATTTATCAAAAAAGAAGCTATCCATGCAAGCAGAAGTGAGAGGTTTTTCAACTGCAAAAAATGTGTATGTGATGCATAATAAACAACAATACCCTATGGTGCTTAATAATGATACATATAGTGTTGATTTAGAAGGTATGGTCGATGGGGATGTACAATTTGTTGTTGAAGATAGTCGTGGCTTTAAAATGACACACGACTGGCATGGAACATATGTTCCGTATTTCTATCCGACAATAACGGATTTGGTAGCGACTAGAGACAATCCAACTTCTAATCATGGATACATGGTTGCAAAAGGTAAATGGTACAATGGGCATTTGAATAAATTGGTTGCAATAACAGAACACTTGCCAAATGAAAGACTTAATACGGATGTGGTTGTAAACTCAAATGATTTCAATATCAATAAAGAGTTTAATGATCTAAATTATCAAAATAAATTTACATTCAAATTATCCATCACAGACTACTATGGACAATCTGTAACAAGAGAATATATTCTGCCAGGAAGCCAGTGGACAGCTTTATTCGGAAAGTTTACATCTCTTTTTAGAATGATTCATGTTAAAAAAACTCCTAATGTACCATGTGGAATTTACAACGAGGGTGATTTATCAACGCTTGGGAAAACGTACGCAAAAGGCGGCCTTGCAATTGGCGGCGATGATACGTTTATCGTTAAGGAATTTACGGCTGACGTTCAAGCAATAAAAGGACAACAGGCCGCGTATATAAGTGTTCCATACACTATTCCTACAGGATATAAATTGCTTTGTTTTTATGATGCACACACTGTTACATGGTGTATAACAACAATAAAGAATGTAAGTGCTAATGCAATTATGACACACGTGTATAACTGGTCTACGCCAAGTGATATAACACCAAAAAGTAAAGTTGTTGTTAGCGGACTGTTTGTTAAGTCTGCATAGAAAGGGAAATAATGCTTATAGATGGTTTAAAATTTACTGAAATCCCAAGTGGCAATAAAAGCGTTGTTACATTTCAACGTAAGGTATTCGAAAACCTAAAGCCACTAATTGATAGTTTTGAAGTTGGTGTTATACATGAAATAA